TATGGTGGCAGGTATGGCTACACAGGTTGATGGTAAGGTTGGAGAGATTGCTCAGAAGGTTGTAGGACCTATGGCAGCTTTGAGTGGGATAGCTCCACTGCTAATGGCATTGCCTGCTCCACTTGCGATACTGGTTGGTGTGGTAGGACTTGTCGCAGCGGCTTTCTTTATATTGAACAAAAACTTTGGAGAACTTCAAGACAAGTCTATGAAACTAACAGAGGCTCTTAGTGGGGGGACGAAAGCAATGAAGTCATTTGCAGAGTCATCTGGAAAAGCCTCTGCCGGAGAGATCATGGATAAGCGCAGAGAAAGCTCTTTGGGAGTCTTCCAAATACAGCCTGGCAAAAACACTTTTGGTAATAATTTCTTAGCATCCGAGGGTGGTCAAGAATTTAAGAGCAACATTGGAGAATCTCTAAAAACTAGGGGGTCCGCAGGAACACAGAAACAAGTGGTGAGCCAGTTAGCAACAGCTGTTGCTTCAGGAGCTCTGTCTACAGAAGAGGCAAGAAGCATTATTGGCTCACTGGCTAGAGAGCTTGACGACTACTCCTTCGGAATTGCTGTCAATGCCAGCCTGACCAGTCTACTCGGCCCCTCAGGGGAAAACCTTTTAGAAAACCCACTTGAACTTAGAGTTGCCCTACTGCAAGAGACCCAGAGGGATCTAGAAGGCTTTTCTGCGACTATGGCCGATGACATTAATCTTGGTGTAACAAAAGGCTTGAATCAAGGAGAGTTCACAGCAACAGCGGCAGCTGCTGGTGCTGGTATCGGAGGCATTATTGGAACCATGATTCTTCCGGGAATTGGAACAGCTATTGGTGCTGGAATTGGTGCTATTGCCGGAGGGCTCTCTGCTTACGTAGGGACTAAGGGAGACTTTGAAAGGGTTGCAGCTGCCTCGGGGGCCTCTGTTGCTACGGCAGCAATAGCTTTGCAGCAACAGCAAGAGATGCTAGACTCTTTAGACTTAGAGTATGAATCAAGAATTGAAGTCGCCAGGGCAGCGGGAGACTTGGCCAAGGTAGAAGAATTAACAAATGACAAAATTAGAGATCGTACAGCACTTCTTTTAGAAAATTCAAAAACAATAGCGATAATTGGAGACAGCTTCTCCGGTGCCGATGCCGGAGTGCAGGAAGCACTTACTTCTGGGGCAAACAAAGCAATGGCTTCTCAGTATGAAGGTACCATGTTCGAAGATGTCGTTCCAGAAGCACAAAGCGTTATAGAAGACTCTGTTACAGACAAAGAGTTGCAATATGTATTAAAAATACAGGTAGCTTCAGGAGAAATAAATCCTCTGCAAATGATGAACTTTTTGAATATGTTTGGAGAGGGAACGCTAGAAAATACAGCAATGGTTAATATTATGACCAAAATGGGTGGAACCTTTACCGGAGACACCATGAAATTAATGAGCTTACTTGTTGACAAAAACGGCGAGCCAATAGAAGATTTACAGTCAGATGTCTTAATAAAAATTTCAAATGCTGGAAGCCCAGAAGAAGCAGAAAAACTGCTAAGGTTTTATAATCAGCTATCTCAGTCGGACGTTGTTCTAGAAAGAGAGGCAAAGTTTCGGTTTATTCTAGAAAATCCAGAAGCAGCAGCAGTGTTGCAAAATAAGCTAGCAGAGATAGAAGCTTACTCTGGAGAGGTTACCCTAGATGTTGTTGCAAACATTGCAGGACAGGACGCCGTGGACGCCTTGGTTAATGACATGGAATACTGGAGTAGCCTAAGCGACACTCAAAAGAAAATTTATTTGCAAACATTGGTTGCAACAATTTCAACAGTGTCTGAGGGAGACCCAGCCTTAGATAATTGGCTATCTTCTGAAGGTTCTGCCTACAAGAATTCACCTCCGGGAGTCCAGCTTAGTGCTTATGCCAACTTCAATTCGAGAATTGTTACACAAATTGCTGCAGACACGACAGACACAGGGCCTGACATGCCAGCCCCAACGGGTGGTGGTGGTGGTTCAGAGCCACAAGTAGACGGCCTTCTTACAAAACTTAGAGACCTTCGTGATGCCAGCATAATCCTTAAAAAAGGCTGGGAAGGAATGCAAGAAACCCTTAGTTCAATATTTGCTGGCGGAGCTATTACCCAGTTTAACGGTCTAGAAAAACAAATTCGCAACCTTGGTGTTGGAGAGGGCCTCATTGCACAGATTGTTGGAATGGATCCCGAAGAATACGACAAACGAAAGAATGAGTTGTTTGAGTTTGATAACTTTGGCAACATCATTGGGGCTAAGGCAGCGCTAACAAATATGAACGAGGCATTTGATGCGGTGGCAATTGGTGACTACGTAAACGGTCAAGAAAAGTTTATTCAAAAAACAAAAAACCAAAACTCTGCCATTCAAACCTTGGTTGCTAACGGAATGTCCTTAGCCGATGCCTATGAAGCAGTTCAGGATGAAGCTTTGGCTGCCGCGATTGCCCAGGGTGCAACAAGAGAAGAAATTGAAGAAATTCTAAGAGTCACTAAGCTTGCAAAAGAAATGGAAGCCCAGCTAGAGGCACAAAGAGAAAGATCAAGAATTTCTGAGTCGGTTAGAAACACAAATGAGGAATTTAGAAACCAAGTTGCTGTTCTTAAAGAGCTGTCAAAAGCTCAGGGCCAGTATACAGATGAACAAATTAAAGCACTCATGTCCGATAAAGATTTGCAAAAGCTTATGCTCGACCCCAGTATTGATTCGGGGGCATTGAAAGAAGCTCTCCGTAACGCAGAGCAGCAAGCTAACCTAGAGGTCTCCGTCAACCTTTTGACTAAGACTGGTCAAGAAACAGAATTTGATAGATACCTTACAGAGGTTAATGATTACTTTAGTAAAAAAGAAAATGCTATTAATGTTAACTTTGACCTAGCTACCGCCGCGGACAACAAGCTTATTGAAGAGGCTCAAAACCAACTCGCAGCTATTCAATACGAGCTAGACGATTATAATGCAGAGCTTGAAAGAATTTCTTGGCAAGAAGATGACATTAATGAAAAGTATGACCAGCGTGCCGAAGCGTTGGACAATGTTGCAAAAGCTAATGAACGAATTAACAGCTTGCAAAAGGCACAGCTTAGCATTGCAGAAGCTCTGTCTCGTGGTGACATCTCTGCTGCCGCCACAGCACAACAAGAGCTTGCCAGCCAGCAAGCCAAGGAAGCACAAGAGCGTTCAAAGGAAAATCTTGAAAAACAAAGAAAGCTGGAACTTGGAACCGTTGTTGGGGCAACTGGTCTGACAAGAAAAGAACTAGAAGAAGAAATTCAAACCTTAGAGCGGAAGGTATTTGAGATAGAAGAAACGGTTTCGGAACCAGCTCAAGAACGAAACAGGATAGCGGCAATAGCAAGAGATCTGGCTATTGAGCAGTTGCAGCTTAATGAAATGACCAGGGCAGAGTTTGATGGAATAGCTGCTTCTACAAAAGAGGCTGCAATGAACCTAGAAGATATGGCTACCTCTGCTGAAAAGCTTGTAGCACTTTCTGAGTTTATTCGAACAGGAATAAAGAGCGATAGTTTTAATGAGCTGTTCCCCCAGCCAAAAGCAGCGGCTCCAGCACCATCTGGCGGCGGTGGAGCTAAGGCAGCTTCTTCAAGTAAGGGAGACTGGTATGACCCAGGCACTGGCGGCACAATCAGGGAAGCCGCCGCCGCAAGAGGTCAGCACTGGACAACCTATTACAATGAAAATAGAGGCGTGATTGATCCAGCCGCCAGGGTAAATAAAGCAAACGGTGGAATGATTATTCCTAAACGAATGGCAATGGGCGGTAGCGTAAAAGGCTATCCCATGGGAGGCCTAATTCCATACAAGTCCGAAGGAGGATTCTTTAAATCACTAGGATCGGACACCGTTCCCGCCATGCTTACTCCAGGAGAGTATGTTGTTCGTAGACCAGCTGTTAAAAACTTTGGGGTAAAAAACCTAGAAGACATAAATCGTGGCACATACGGTGGCGAATCCATGTATAATTATAATCTACAGGTTAATGTGAAATCAGATTCAGACCCCAACAAGATTGCAAATACTGTGATGAGAAGTATTAAGCAAATCGAAGGGCAGAAACTTAGAGGAAATAGGATTTAATGACTTCAGAAGCTTACATGACAGGTCGTAATAAATACGGTCGTCCACAGGCAATGGTTTTTTCAAACAATGCTGGCGTTGTTGAAAATGGTTTTCACGTTCCCACTGGTACTGAGTTTGTAGATTTTATTGTTTTGTCAGACCACAACAGAGATCCAATATCTTTTAAGAGTAACAGGATCGAAAGTAAGGTAAGAACCATTAACGGTAGGATGAGGTCCTATCACATTGCAGACAAGCTTAGTATTTCAACTTCCTGGAAAACGCTTCCTTCCAGATCGGCAAGCTCGCCTCTGACCGTTACCGCCTCCGGAACAACTCTTGGAGCCTCTGAGACTGCCTACATCGTAGATAGCGGAGCCGCAGCTGTAGATATCTTAGACTGGTATGAAAATCATCAAGGCTCTTTCTTTGTATTCTTGGCTTACGACAAGTTTAACAATTTCGAAAGCGATACATACAACAAGCTCGGCAGGTACAACGAAGTTATTGAAGTTTTCTTTGAGGATTTCCAGTATGATGTAAACAAGAGAGGTCGAGCGACTCACGATTTTTGGGACATTTCTCTTAGCTTAGAAGAGGTATAATGTTTCAAAATACAACATTAAAGGATCACCTGGAAACCACTTCTGGAATTAAAACTCAGTCTGCCGTTATCGCAGAGTGGAATATGAATTTTGCAGACAATATCTTAAAGGCTGGAAACTATAGATTTAGGCCAACGGATAGCACAAGTGATTATTATCAAATCGCTTCTTCTTTTAGTGTCGATGACCCAGGAAATTTTTATACCGGAGCGACTGACGCAGACATTGTAATCGATGGAGGCTTCGAAGACGATGGGACGCCCGTTGCCTTTACCTCTAAAAAACAAAAAGAGAATATGCTGTTTTCCTTGGAGGATTGTTTTGGACGTCGTCGCCCAAGATCGGGCATCAACAAGACAAGGTATTTTGAAAACAAGTATACTCACAACGACAATTTTCTCATGTCTCAAAGACCAAGATACTATATGGCAGACAAGAAAGACACCTTCAAGTATTGGTCATCTTATAGGACAGAGGCTGGTTTAGAGAGGGGCATTGCTTCAAATGTGGTTAATGATAGAAACTATATTGACGATGCTGCTCCTTATGTTGTTTACAAGAATGCAGTGCCAGCAAATAGAATTGTAGTTAAACTACAAACAAACGTAGGAAGTGTTAACCTTGGACCGTTCTCAAGCTCTTCGGGTGCCTTTTCTGATCCGTTCTTTGGAGATGCCAATAAAACTACCCCAGTAATTTGGAAGATTCAGGCATTAAAAGAAGATAACTGGCAAGACGTTATTTCTTTTGATGGAGAGTCTACAAGACGAGACGGAACGGCAATCTTTGGCAGTGACGGGTATCTAGAGGTTGGCTACGGCTTAGTTATCCCAGATGAGTATTATAGTATTTTTAGATATGAAAAAGAATTTGTTTCTGCTTCTTTGCTTCCTTCTGCAACAGACCTTGTAGATGGAACAGCTTATCTTGTAAGAACTGCCCAGGACGTTCAGGGGGATGTCTACATTGCCAAGAACGGATCTTACGAAACATTTACGGCAACCTATGGTTGGCAAATTATTGATAACACAAACAGGGCTGTGTCTTTTGCGACAGAACTTACTAGCCCCCCACAATTTACAAACGGACTTTCTGGAGAAATTGTCTACAGAGAGTTTAGCTACCTTAAAGGCCTTCGGCTTGTAGCAGAAACCATGAACAAGTTTGACTCAACATTAGACTTGATTGAACTTTCTCCAAGACTTGCGGTTGATCTGTCGGATAAGGTCACTGGATTTTCTGTTAAAAAGCTCGCTTCGGATCTTGGGGTAAGCGGTCTTCCCGTGGGGCAGCTGCTTGCGTCTACTGGAGACCTCAATATCTTTGACTTCGACCAAGCCTTCTATGAAGAAAACACAAATAGCATAATTGCTCCGTACCTTGCTCAAAACATACAGATCAAATTTTATGAAATTGTCATAGATGTGAGCGGCATTGATTATTTTGTTCCAATTAAAACAATGTATACAGAGGGCTTTCCATCAATTAGCAATAAGGAAAGATCGGCATCCCTGAGCTTACGAGATCTTTTCTTTTACCTGGAGTCTACTACAGCCACCCAAGTTCTTGTGCAGAACGTATCTCTTAGCTATGCGGTGTCTCTTTTGCTAGACTCTGTGGGCTTTTCAAACTACGTATTCTTGCGTAACACGAACGAGGCAGAAGAGATTATTCCCTATTTCTTTATAGAGCCAGACAAAAGCGTAGCAGAAATTTTAAACTCTTTGGCAAGGTCAACGCAGTCAGCAATGTTTTTTGATGAGTACAACAACTTTATTGTGATGAGCAGGGGATACATTATGCCAACATCCACAGAAAGAGCTACAGACGTAACCCTGCGTGGCTCAAAAGATTTTTCAAACAATGGCGTTATTAAAAATAGTCAAGACAACACGTCTCTTGCCAACATCGTTGGCGTAGCTTATGAAGATAATGGAATCTATAATGACGGAAAGATTATCTACTCAACGAAATATCTGCAAAGGTCTTACGGCTCAATTAGGCAGGCTTCTTTGCTGCAAAGAGACAAGACCTGGGTATACAAGCCAGCACTTTTGTGGGAGGTAACAGCCAACGAATCTGTAAGGTCTACCAACGAAGAGGTCTCGGAGCAATCTGCCTACTCTCTGTCTGCCGTGCCACTAAACTCAGACCTTTCCCCCGACGTTCCCTCAGTAGAGGATCATCTGCTTAAAGATAACATCCTAGACCTGGGCGATGGCGTTTACTGGCTAACCAGGTATAACGGGTACTTTTATGCCAACGGAGAGATTCTTAAGTATGATGCGGTTCAATATAACATCCCCGGATTGTCTGCTTCTGAGAAGGATGCCGTAAATGGTGATAACGTTTGGATCAACAATCTAAGAGAATACCAGAGGTATTTTGCTAAAATTCCTTTTAACGGTAAGATTTATCCAACAGGATTGGTGCGGATATATGCCGAGCCAAACTACGAAACAAATGATGGAATAACAAAGCTTGCAAATGGAGTTGTCGCAAAACACGGCAGGGGCCAGTTTGGAACAAATATTGTTAGTCACCCAGCAGGCCTTAGCGATCACTGGTCAAATGATGACAACATTCGTGGTGTACGAATGTCCTCTGAATACATTTTTGGAACAGGAGCGGCACCGAGTACTGCGGTAGGAATTGCTGGTAGGGATAATGCCAACGCTATTTCTACAGATAGGACTGGAGTCATTAAAAACTTTTTAGCAGACCAGTCTATTAATGAATTAGATAATGGTTTAAGATACCCCGCAACAATTCAGTCTTCGGCTCTTGTTTTTAACGGAACCCCCCCATCAGGTGGAATCGAAAGTAAAGACTTTGTATCTTACATACACAAGCCCCTTGAAAATAAATTTAAACATTTTGGGACAAGGGTAAGAATTGTTGGTCAGCTAAAGGATAGCGATACAAGAAACCAAGATGCTAACGGGGCAAGCACTTACTATACCCTGTCAGACATTGCAGCAGGTCAGGACTTAACCATTGCTGGAGGTAGCGGTGGGCTAGCAATACTCCTTAATTCAGAAAGCAATAATGGCTATTTCTTTGAGATAGCAGCACTAACAGCCTCTAACCTGTCAGACTATGATGAAGAAAATCAGGTAGCGGATGCATTCTTTTACAAGGTAAAAAGAAATGCCTCGGCAACAAGCAACATAGACAAGGCAGTTCCTGTAAAACTTTGGAGCGGTATTGGAAACTTCCTGGTAGACGATGGAACCTTTGTGGGGCAAGCAAGAATGGCCTCAGAGCCAAACACAACAGTATATGACCTTGCTGTCGAATACGAGGATCTTGGAGATGCCAGAAGGTTCTATCTTTATATAAACAATGTCAATGTGGCTATTGTAGATGACCCAGATCCACTTCCTCTGTATACAAACATGGCTCTATTTGTTCGGGGGGAGGCAAGGCTTATGTTTGAGAATGTTTACGCACTAACAGAAAACTACAGCCAGAACGCAACTTTCTCTGTGGATGCCCCAGCAAAAGATATCTTTAACGCAGAAGACATAAATGCTAATCAGGCATTGCAAAAGTATTCCTTGAGTGGTTTAATTCAATCAACATTTTTATCCGGGGTTGGTCCAAACGAGCCACCAAAATATAATATTTATTTTGAAGAGTTTGGAACAATTATGAGAGAAGCCGCATATTTTAATGTTAGGTACGACAAGGCCTATCCAGCATTCTCTGCAAAAATAGCTCCAACGTTTAATAAACTAAAGAGTTATTCTGTTTCTGGGTTTAGGGCCAGTTCCTACGGAGCCGAGTTCCTCATCTTCAACAACACAGACTCAGCACTGAACCTTGACTCTAGTAGCGGGAACTACTTAAGAATTCAGGGGGTGGCGTTTACACAACAGTCTAACCATGAACTATCTGTAGACGAATACTTTAACAGAATGAGTGATTTGTCAGATCCAGAAATTTCTGGTGATACCGTAATCCTTCCACCAGGAAAATCAAAGGAACAGTATCAAAACATTAAATTTAGCAGAATAACGCAGGGAAGAAAAGAGTTCTCTATTGAAGCCCCATACATTCAAAGTCAAGAGTCTGCAGATAACCTAATGGGCTGGCTGTCAAGCAGGGTAATGAAAAAAAGAATGGCGGCTGGGGTAGAGATTTTTGGTATGCCCATTCTTCAGCTAGGAGACATTGTCGAGATAGATTATAAAAATGAAAACAATATCAGCGAGCTTGGAGAAAATGCTAGATTTGTAGTTTATTATATAGACTACAGCAGAAGCGAAGGAGGGCCGTCTATGACTGCCTATGTTAGCGAGGTCGTGCAATGACAGAAGCAACGCCTCAAATTGCAAGCAGCTCAGAGTCTCCCAGCTCGGGTATTAAGATCGCAACCCCAGACCTGATAGTTCAGCCACAAGCGGTACCAATAGATGCTCTTGGTCAAATATACTTTGAAAATATTTCAGGGCATGAGATAATTAATATTGCAAGATCAGAGCTAATTAATGGAATAAAAGTTTCTTACTCTCTTATTGGAAACTTGAATCAATTAAAAAGAAATTATAATTCATTAAACATCTTTAGCCTTCCAGAAACAATTGACAAATATTTTAAAAACTTTGCTATTACCTTAAATACCCACGTACCGGAAGAAGGCTCCGGGCCTGGAGGGAAAAGAGTTTGGCTTGCTGACCAGGACTACCCATTTGCAAATAGCGGAGATATTATTATAGATGTGGTTAATATGGAACAAAACGAAATTGTAGAGGTAGAAGTTCTTAACAATGGAGTCCTACTAAGTGATACAATATATGAGGGGGAATCTTGATTACTAACACAGGAAAAACAATTTTAGCCAAATACTTAATTGGCTCAGCACCAGCCTACGCTTCACACCTTGCTCTTGGTGTTGGGCCAAAGCCCCTGGGTACGTCAGATACCTTAGGAGATTACTCCGGCCAGACCTCTCTGGCATTTGAAGCGCTTAGAATTCCCATTACGTCTAGAGGATACCTGTATGACGAAGCGGGCGCAGCTAATATCGTTTTTTCAGGAGAGCTTCCTGGAGATCAGAAATACAACTTTACAGAAATTGGAGTGTATTCTGGAAAATCTAACCCATCGGCTGGCTCTAGAGAAAGCAGAACAGTTTACACATTTACAGAATCAGAGGGCTGGGAGTACCACACAGGTGGCACCATCTCTTCTGTGGGGCTAGTCAGCGGGGAGCTTACGGGAGCCAGCGATGACATCATTAATCCAACCGACCTTGGGGGGGATGAAATAGTAGTTTTTTTAGGAAGATCTTCGGATACCACCTTTAGCACACAAACAAGGTATGAAGAAAATGAAGTTCCAAGATTTTTGGACACAGCTCTTTTTATTAGGGGCGATGTCTCAAATATTACAGAGTCCGCTGGAGAGATTTCTTACACCGTTGGCGATAGTCATATTCACAAGAATGGGCTAACGCTCACCTTTGATAAAAACTCTAACCAGGATGAGTTGCGCTTTGCACTTGCTGTAATAAAAAAAGATGCAACTCAGTCAGAAGAAGCTGGAAGAGTTCGTGTTATTATAGAGTTTGCTTCTGGGGACGAGAACAGTCCCACAAGCTATGCAAAGTTTGAAGTAAACGCAGCAACCGGAGACGATGATAGCTCAAGCCCAGAGTCAGGCGCCACGATCAACCTGGTAAACAATAGATATATTGTAGCTAAGAAAACACTTTCAGAGCTTACAAAAAGTGCAGACTTTTCTTGGACCAACATTACATCTGTAAGAGTTTTTGCAACCGTTCACGAGACAGGATCTTCCACCCCTTCCGATAAGTTTTATGTTGCTCTAGATGGCTTCCGTTTTGAAAATACTACTTCTCAGAATCCCCTGTACGGTCTAACTGGATACACAACAATCAAAACTTCCGATGGAAGGGGGATTTCTAAAGAAATCAACACCTCTAACATTGTAGAGTATCGATACGGCTTGGATGTTGCATAATGGCTAGGGGAAAAGAAAAAGCAGTTGTTGGCAAAAATACGTTACCACCCGTTGCCCTTCTTTCGGATGGAACCTACGGATATATTATTCGCCATAGGATAATCTCTGAAGACCAGAACAGATATTCCCAATGGTCCCCAATTAGAGAAATTGCAGGACAAGCGTTCGAAGACGTTGACGGCGATATTATTGTTTCCTCAAATTCGACAACCGTGGTTTGGGACGACGCCCTAGACAGGCCAAGCTACGATGTGTTTGTTAGCTTTGACGGTGCTGATTATTTTTATCACGGGACTTCTCCAATTCACACTTATACATTTTTAAACAAAACCCACACCACAGTAGACGTGGCTATTCAAATTGAAAGCATTAATAAGCAAAGAGCAGCAGCGTTGACAATTGCAACTATGAATGCTACCATAGGATCTTAAGGAGAATAAAATGGCAAAAATACCACTACCCGAACGAGGGCAGCCGCTTGACCTTAGTTATATATATCAGGTAGCAAACACCCTTAACGAGCTTTCTGCTCAGGTTACAACAACTGCTGGTCGCTACTCTTCTATAGATACGGTATCGTCAGGAACTCAGAACATCAAAACTTCCGACACCAGAATTGTTGGAGGGTATGTCGAAGTAACAAACACAACAAGCACAAGCCCAGATGGAGAAAACAGCTTTAGCTTTAACTTTACAGACTTTGTTTATCCACCCATTGCAACAGCTACCCCGATCCTAATCGGGGAAAGCTCTACCGAAGCTGGAAAAGATGTTTCTGTCTTGCTGACTAAAATTACAAATAACCGCATCGAGGGAATTGTAAAGTTTAAGACAATTGGTGTTGCATCAGTGGGCGTAAACCTTCTGATGATTGGCGTACCAGTCTAGGATCTTTTGTGGACAGAGAAGCATACAACAGCGCTCCGGTAGTGCTTGCAAACAAAAGGGTTTTCTTTTTAAATGGATGCCTTGTTCGTAAGCACCACGTTAACAGGTCTAACGGAATTTTGGCAGTTTATAACATTAACAAAGACAGAATAGAAACCTGTCTTATTTCTGACTTTAAAAAGAATAGTGAAAAGGTTTACAGTGTAAAAGACACGGCAACCCTTGTGTCTAAGCATCAAAAACATCTTTATAGACTTGTTACAAATCAAGTAATTCCCCCACCTATTGCTGCATCCATAGGGGCAAAGCGGAGTTGGAGAACTCGGGCTTATTATCCAGAATCAGTAGTAAGAGAAATTCGTGATATACTTGCTTCAGTGCATATAGGGAGACCACGTAAAGACGGACTGATTTCTAACAATACCGTTCCTACGGTTCAAGAGTTGACAAGACGACTTGGAGATGGTATTCTTACATATACGAGAACGTCAGATGGCGAATTTATTCCAATCTGGAATGAGTCTATTTAGAGAAGGTATGAGAATGGAACACAACGAAACAAAAGTTACTGTATCCCTTGGGTACACACTTAATCTGGGAAACTTTCAATCATTGCGTATTGACCTGGGTATTGAAGACTCTAGGCGCGATGGTGAAAACATCTCAGAAGCCTTTGAGCGAGTTTATGAGTTTGTTGAAGACAAGCTTGCAGAAAAGGTTAAAGAGGCTTCCTCAGAAATTAATGAATAATGGCTGATCGCAAGTCTAGAATGATCTTGCTATCTAGGTATAACAAGCTTCACAACGCTAGGCATACCAGCAGGTCAGACATTAATATTAACAAAGAGCAGTGGGCAGCGGATGCCCTGATCGAGTCCTATGGGCTAGAGGAGTGCCTCGATCTTCTTGGTTACTACTTTGAGGCATCCGCCTATCCAAGCTGGAATTACTTTGCTTATAATGCAGACAAGGTTATCCATTCAAAATCATTGATCGAAGAAGACAAAAAAGAAAGACTTGAGAGACTAAACAAGGCGAGGGAGTGGCTAAGTGGCTAACACAGAATCAAAGGTAATATCCGCAGTTCTAGAAGACAAGCAGATTCATGTTTTGCTGCAGGCAAACGTAGACAATCTTTTAAGAACACACAACGATGTGTGGGAGTTTGTAAGAAACTACTTTGAGCAAAACCAATCAGTTCCCCCGACTTCTTTAGTCGTAGAAAAGTTTAGAGACTTTGAGCCAGTGGCAGACATTGGAGCAACAAAGCACCACCTAGAAGAGCTGAAGTCAGAGTTTTTAAGTGATAGCCTTAAGGATATGCTTCGCTCAGCCGCAGAGGACATTCAGGGTGGCTCCGGCTCGGGGGCACTTGAGAATCTAATTAGTGGAACCTCCCAGCTTAAAAAAGAAACCTCTACCATTAGAGATATTGATGCAACCGACATTGACTCTGCCGTAGCCTATTTTGAAAACCTAAAAAAGCAACAGGAAGCTGGATCCCTTGGAATTAAGACGGGGCTGCCAGGCTTTGACAACTACCTGCCTTCTGGAATTATGCCAGGTCAGCTGGGGGTGTTCTTGGCTTATCCAGGTATTGGAAAATCTTGGCTTTCTCTTTATTTTGCAGTTCAGGCCTGGAAGCAGGGGAGGACTCCTCTAGTTCTTAGCCTAGAAATGTCTGAAACAGAAGTTAGAAACAGGGTGTTTACAATTATGGGTGAAGGGCTTTGGTCTCACAGAAAGCTGAGCGCTGGAGAGGTTGAGATAGACACCTTAAAGACGTGGCACAAGAACCACATAGAAGGCAGACCAGAGTTCCACATTGTCTCTAATGATAGTGGTGGAGACATAACCCCGTCAGTTCTTCGAGGAAAGATTGACCAATATCGACCAGACTTTGTAATTGTAGACTACCTGCAACTTATGAGCCCCAACCAGAAGTCTGAAAGCGAAGTCGTTAGGATGAAGAACCTTTCTCGTGAGCTAAAGCTTATGGCAATTTCAGATGAAGTGCCGATCATGGCAATCTCCTCAGCAACCCCAGACGATGTAACAAAACTAGATACGGTTCCAACTTTGGGTCAAACATCTTGGTCACGCCAGATTGCTTATGACGCTGACTGGGTCATGGCACTCGGTAGGGGCGCCAACAGCGATGTTATGGAGTGTGTCTTTAGAAAGAACCGTAATGGATTTATGGGCGAGTTTATGGTCCAGGTAGACTTTGATAAGGGGCACTACAAATACAAGAGTGTTGACGATCTGGTATAATGAATACAAATACTAAAAAGGATACATTCAAAGTTTATTCACACGAACAAATTAAACGATTGCTGGTTGGAAGCGGGTTAGATATCCAATCAGAAGTTGACTCTGACTATATTATCTTTTGCCCTTTTCATGCAAACAACAGAACTCCGGCAGGGGAAGTTGACAAAGTAAAAGGCACGTTTTTTTGTTTTGCCTGTCACCACATTTGTGGCTTGGTGGAGCTAGTTATGCATCAAACAAATCGTACGTACTTTGAGGCTGTTCGTTTTATTAAAAGCAAAGAAGTAAATTCAAATTTGGAACTAGAAATAGAACAAAGACTTGTAGATAAAAAAGACTACGTACAGTTTGATGAAGTCCTTGTAAAAAGTCTTTCAGAAGCCGCCCTAGCCTCTCCTAGGGCTAGAGACTATTACTCTGGCAGAGAAATCACAAAAGAGTCTGTAATTAAGTTTTCTCTTGGATATTCTGAAAATCAAGACATGGTAACAATCCCTGTTCATTCTCCAGACGGAATGCTTCTTGGTTTTGTTGGAAGGTCTGTAGAGGGTAAGCAGTTCAAGAACACCCCCGGGCTTCCAAAATCTAAAACGTTTTTCAACATACATAGAATAAAGTCTTCCAGAAACGTTTATGTTGTAGAGTCTTCGTTTGATGCAATTAGGCTAGACCAGTGCGGGTACCCAGCAGTAGCATCGTTAGGGTCTAATGTTTCAAACATCCAGGTGGACTTGCTAAAAAGATACTTCAATGATATAATTGTCATTGCAGATAATGATGAGGCTGGGGGGAACATGGCTAATAGACTTCAAAAAAAGCTAGGTTCTCGTGTGTCTGTCTTGTCATTAGACAAACAATACAAAGACATTGGGGATATGTCTGACGAAGAGATTAAGGCACTAAGCTTTAGCTTTTCCGACTCCATATCATCAATACTAAAATAAAATATACACTATTAATCAAGTATAAAACAAGTATAAGGAGAAAAAATGAGTGTAGTAAAAGGGCTTAAGAATATCAATGCGTTGCTTGATAAGCCAAAGTATGACAGCGATAAGCCACGAATGCGTTGGCTTAAGCTTGCAGATGGACAGTCGGTAAAGATTCGTTTTATTGAAGAGCTGGACGAAGAGTCTGCCAACTATGACGGAGAGCGCGGACTGTCTCTGGTCGTAAAAGAACACACCAATCCAAAAGACTACCGTCGCAAGGCTGTAGACACGATGGAAACCGAGGGTCGAGACTGGGCTCAGGAAATGCACCAGAAGGACCCAAAGGCTGGATGGAGTGGGCGTCTTCGATTCTACTGTAACGTTTTGGTAGATGACGGAATGGAAGAGCCCTATGTGGCTATCTGGTCTATGGGGGTTGGAAAGCAGTCTCCATTTAACACGATTCGAGACTACGCTCTTGAAACCGGAAGTGTTTCTAACCTTATCTTTAAGCTTAAGCGAAACGGCCAGGGCGTAGAAACTAATTACACCCTGATCCCAGGTATCCCAGACAGCGAGCCTTACACATGGAATGAAGTAAAGCCGTATGATCTTAATGCGGCATTGACCCATGTTTCATATGCAGAGCAAGAGGCCTTTTACCTGGGCTTTGACACGCCATCTATTACTTCTTCAAATGTGGAGTGGTAACTAGGGATGTCCTATGCTGGCTTACATGTTCACACTCACTACTCACTCTTTGACGGTATTGCTACCCCACAAGAGTATGTAGATCGTGCAGAGTCCTTGGGCATGACTGCCCTGGCGATTACTGATCACGGTTCTCTTTCTGGTCACAGAGAGATGTACCGTGCTGCAAAAGAAAAGAACATTAAGCCAATTCTTGGCGTGGAGGGCTATATAACCGAAGACAGGTTCGATCACAGGGATCGAGACAGTCGGGAAGGTCCACTAGACCTTGTTTACAACCACATAGTCCTCCTAGCCAAGAACCAGCAAGGTCTGGAAAACCTTAACAAATTAAACGAGATTGCTTGGACAGAGGGGTTTTACAAAAAGCCTCGCATTGACTACGAAGTTTTAGAGAAATACAAAGAGGGAATTATCGTTACCTCTGGATGTCTTAGCGGAACCGTAGCCAAGGCAGTTGAGCTAGGGGAGCTAGCAGCAGCTAAGGCACAGGTAGAGTGGCACAAAAAAGTTTTTGGAGACGATTATTACATAGAGGTAATGCCTCACAACCCAGCTGAAATCAATCACCAGCTCTTGGCACTTGCCGATGAGTTCGGGGTAAAGCCAGTGGTAACACCTGATTGCCACCACTCGGATGTGGGCCAAAAAGACATTCAGGAAATCAAGCTTATTCTTAACACATATAGTAACAAGGTTCAGAAGGATGTGACATTTGATAAGTCAAAGAAGTACGACAATCTAAAAGATAGGTTAAACTACCTTTACGGAGAAAGGCAGATTAGCTTTGATAACTTTGACATCCACTTGTTGTCTGACGAAGAGATGCGTGCCCAGATGGGATCTCAGGGTATTTCTAGAGAAGATATTTACGAAAACACTCAGGAGATTGCCAACAAGGTTGAAGATTATAACATTCAAGATGGACTGGATCTTTTGCCTGCTCAGTACCAGAACCCGAATAAGGAGCTTCGCAGCTTAGCCCTAGAGGGGTTGTCTGAAAGAGGCTTTTCGGACAATCAAGAGTATCTTGACAGGCTAGAAGAAGAGATTTCTATTATTGAAAATAAGAATTTTGGACCATATTTTCTTGTGGTAAGAAATATGATTAACTGGGCCAAAAAGGAAGGCATCCAGGTTGGCCCTGGTCGAGGGTCTTCTGCTGGCTCATTGTTGTGTTATTCTTTAGGCATAACCGACATTGACCCCATCAAATATGGATTGCTATTCTTTAGATTTATTAACCCGGAACGTAATGACTTTCCGGATATCGATACGGATATTCAAGATACTCGTCGTGAAGAGGTTAAAGAGTATCTGGTAAAGCAATATCGTCACGTAGCATCTATTGCAACCTTTTTGCAGTTTAAAGATAAGGGTGTCCTTCGTGATATTGCCAGGGTTCTTTATATCCCCCTGCCCGATGTGAACAAAGTGGGAAAGCTTTTTGACACTTGGGATGAGTACTGTAGTTCTAAATCAACCGCCTGGTTCCGTGAAAAATATCCAGAAATTGAAAAGTACGGGGAACAATTACGTGGTCGAATTCGTGGTACAGGAATTCACGCCGCAGGAGTTGTGACCAGCAAGTCTCCTATCTTTAGGCACGCCCCAATGGAAACCAGAAAGGCTCCTGGTTCGGGAGAAAGGATTCCGGTTGTTGCTGTAGACATGGGGGAAGCAGAAAGAATTGGCCTAATTAAGATCGATGCCCTGGGGCTAAAGACTTTGAGCGTTCTCCAGAATGCTTTGGAGATTATCAAAGAGCGTCACCGTAAAACAATTAATCTATTAAACATTGATTTGGATGATGAAAATGTTTACAAAATGCTGTCGGAGGGTCACACAAAGGGAGTCTTCCAGTGTGAGGCAACCCCATATACCAACCTGATTATGAGAATGGGTGTGAGCAACTTCAGTGAGCTTGCAGCGTCTAATGCCTTGGTTCGCCCAGGAGCAATGAACACTATTGGCAAAGACTACATTGACCGGAAAAAGGGCAAGCAGGGTGTGACATATTTGCATGACGTTATGAAAACTTATACCGGAGAAACTTATGGATGCATTCTTTATCAGGAGCAAGTTATGCAATCTTGTGTGGAACTGGGAGGAATGAGCATGGCGGAAGCGGACAAGGTTCGTAAGATTATTGGTAAGAAAAAAGATGCCAGGGAGTTTGATGTATTTAGGGATAAGTTCGTAGAGGGGGCTTCTCGATTTATGTCTCCAAATGTTGCCAAAGATTTGTGGAAAGACTTCGAGGCTCACGCAGGTTATTCCTTTAACAAGTCTCACGCTGTGGCTTACTCTACGCTATCATACTGGACCGCCTGGCTAAAGTACTACTATCCTTTAGAGTTTATGTTTTCTATTCTCAAGAATGAAAAAGACAAGGACGCCAGAACGGAGTACTTGATTGAAACAAAGCGTATGAACATCCCAATCAAGCTTCCTCACGTAAACGATTCCGGGGTAGATTTCAAGATTGAAGGCAAGGGTATTCGGTTTGGGCTTTCTACAATTAAGTATATTTCTGAAAATATTGCAGACAAGTTTATTCAATCTAGGCCCTTTAACTCTTATAAAGAATTAGAAGAGTTTGCGATGAAAAAGAATACCGGGGTCAATAGCAGATCTCTACAAGCATTAAGAATCATTGGTGCCGCAACTTTTGAAGACCAGCCAAGAAACGAAGAAGAGATTAGAGAGAACCTGTATGAATATCTAAACCTTCCAGAATTTAAGGTTACGGTTCCTTCCCACTACCACGCTTTTATTGACCCAGTTCAAGACTTTGAAGAGAAGGGCTCCTTTGTTTTGATGGGCATGGTCAAGGCAATCAAGAGGGGCAAGGGTTGGTCCAGGGTAGAGTTGCTGGATAAAACTGGCTCAGTCGGAATTTTCGATGAAGAGCAGACGGTCATTGAGTCTGGAAAGACATACATTCTTCTTGTTAGCGACAACAGGATTGTTTCTGCAATTCCTGGGGAAGAGATTAGAACTTCTGACAAAGCTTTGATTAAGTTTTTAAATTATAAAATGCTTCCTTATAAGGGTGATGAAATGTATGTTGTATCTTTTAAGCCAAGAATGACAAAGGCTGGAAAGAAGATGGCATCACTAACTTTGGCAGATAGTAGTAGGAATCTTCACTCTGTGGTCGTGTTCCCCACAACTTTTGCCAAAGCATATATGAAAATAAAAGAAGGATCTGCTTACACATTTACCTTCGGGAAAACGAAAGACGGGACAGTAATACTAAATGACATACTTGGATGAGATGGCAGATCGCCTGCACATTATTTCAACAGAGAAAGGCTTTTGGCCTAACGAAGTTGATGATATATTTATCACTAAACAACTAATGATGATTGTTTCTGAGGCCGTTGAGGTCATGGAAGCAATTAGAAAAGACAAAGGCAAGGACGAAATTGCTAGTGAGATGGCAGATATTGTTATCAGGACACTTGACTTATACGCTGGACTAAGGGATAATCTTTATACAGACATCTCTTTAGATGCAGCATTAGAAAAAAAGGTTAGCTTCAACAAAACCAGACCAGAAAGGCACGGTGTAAGATTTTGAGCAATGTAACATTAGAAGAGGCTCTAGCATTACTAGATCCAAAAATTAGAAAAAAGATTGGGCCTGCTGTGGGTATTAAGACAGAGTTTGCAGCCACCCCCAGCCCAGGCCTTAACAAGGCTTTAGGTGGGGGGTTTCCGTATGGAAGACAGGTTCTTCTGTGGGGCAGTAAGTCCAGTGCAAAGTCTTCCCTGTGTCTGCAGACAATTGGTCTTGCTCAGAAAGAAGGAAAGCTTTGTGCTTGGGTAGACGCCGAGATGTCCTATGATGAGGAATGGGCAAAGAAGCTAGGGGTAGATACTTCTCAGCTAATCTATTCAGAAGCCAGAAGCGTTAATGATATGGTAGATGTTTGCGTTGCCCTGCTTCATGCTGGGGTAGACATGCTAGTGATTGATAGTATTAGTTCCCTTCTGCCAGCAGTCTACTTCGAAAAAGACTCTACAGAGCTGAAGAACCTAGATAAGACAAAGCAGATCGGTGCCGAGTCTAAAGATCTTAAGCACGCATGGATGATGATTAACTATGCAAACAATCAAGAAAAGCCAGCGCTGATCCTGGCAATTTCTCAAGCAAGGAATAATATTACAGCCATGTACACGCAGTCAGTGCCCACAGGTGGGCTTGCAACACAGTTCATGTCTTCTACAATTGTTAAGCTGTTCTCTTCGTCTTCGGATAGCCAAGCGATTAAGGCAAAGATTAGCTCTAACGACAAACTAATTGAACAAAAGGTTGGTCGAAAGGTCCGCTGGGAAATTCAAAACTCTAAGACCTCTCCTCCTGGAGAGTCTGGAGAGTACGATTTCTACTTTAAAGGTGGATTAATCGGGATTGATTCGATTGGAGATTTAGTTGATACAGCAGAAATGTACGGGCTGGTAGAAAGAACTGGTGCCTGGTATATCTTGCCAGACGGAAACAAGGTTCAGGGAAGAGATGCCTTTGTTAACTATGTAAAAGACGACAAAGACCTGCAGCAAATTCTTGTTAGCGGTATCAATGCCTAGATATACCGTTTACCAGGGTAGCTTTGTTTGCCAAGAGTGTAGGTGTGGAGTTTTTAGCCTTCGGCTTTATGCAGAAACAAAGCAGATAACTTGGATGTGTAAAGATAACCACTTAAGCAAGGTTTCCCTAAGCACCAAAAAGAGAAGGAGAGACTATGAGCGAAAGATCTGAGGGCAAAAGGCTTGGTGCAAAACTGCACAAGAACAGCGGACGCAACACAAAGAAGGGCGATGCCAGCTGGAAAAACTTTGTTATTGACTTTAAAGAAGTCGGTAAAAGTTTTACATTAAATAAAGACGTATGGGCAAAAGCTGTAACAGATGCCTTGAAGTCTAACGCAGACCCTGCTATAGTAGTAGTTATAGGCGAAACAACAAAAACAAGACTGGCCGTAATAGAGATGTCGCTGCTAGAACAATTGATAGAAGAGAGAGATAGCAAATGAAAATTCTAATGCTAGATATTGAAACAACACCTATGCAAGTTTATACCTGGGGCCTTTGGGACCAAAATATTGGAATCAATCAAATCATAAAGCCTACAGAAATGATGTGCTTTGGTGCAAAGTGGCAGGGTAAAAAGAAAGTTACCTTCAAGTCCGTACACCACGATGGCAAAGAGGCTATGCTCAAAGAGCTGCACTCTATGATGGAGGAGGCAGATGTACTAATTGGGTGGAACTCGGCCTCCTTTGACCACAAGCATATCAAGCGGGAGTTTCTTGAAAACGGAATGACCCCTCCGTCAGTAGTAAAAGACCTAGACCTTATGAGCATTGTTAAGGCAAATTTCAGGTTCCCGTCCAACAAGCTTGATTACGTAGCACAGGCTCTTGGTGTTGGCTCAAAGGTCAAGCACTCGGGGTTTGATCTTTGGATCGGATGCATGGCGGGAAAAGAAAGTTCCTGGCGTGAAATGAAAAAATACCAAATTCAAGACGTTGTTCTCCTAGAAGAGCTTTACCAGGTATTGCTACCCTGGCTCCCTGGTGCCAGCAGTGTTTCCGTAAAAGAAAGACGAGAAATTGCTGACCCAGATAAGGTGGTATAATAAATGGAAGAAAACAAGACAACAATAGATATGGTAAATGGCTTATCGGAAATTGCAGAGTACGTTGAAGACGAGGAGCTTACCCAGGCCTTGACTACAATTGCAAAGCTTATTATTAAGCCAGACATTCCAATTAATGTCGCTACTATAGAAATTGTTAGACTGCAAGCCATTGCCGCGAAGATGTCTTTTAAGGCAACCTGGATGGCTAACGTAGACAAAGGAGACAGGGCCAAGAAGAATATATACTTTACTGCCGCATCAGCTATTAATGATCTGGTTGCCGCTCTTAAGTATATTACCCGATAATAAAATATGACTAAAAACTTGTTAAATCAAATCATGTCCGATGCAGACAGGCCAGCAAAAGCTTCTGAAAGTATGAAGGGGTTAGTAGATAAAATTAATTCTGGTTATATTGCTAAGCGAGGACCTCGCCACCAGCAAAAGAAAACCTTTGCCCCATCTACAATTGCTTATGGGCATGGAGAGTGTGCTCGGTATTGGTACCTGGCTTTTGAGGGCAACACCTTTGAAGACAAGGCCGATGCCTTTGCTGGTGCAAATATGACGAACGGTTCCAAGTCCCACGAAAGAATTCAGCAGGCGATGGCCGATGCCGACATGCTTATTGATTCAGAGTTTAAGGTTGTTTACAACGACCCACCTATCTTCGGATACGGAGATGTAATTCTGGACTGGGAAGGCGAAGAGCTGCTTGGTGAGATCAAGACAGCTATGCAGGAGGGCTTTGAGTATCGGAAAAGAAGTGGCAAGGCCAAGAATGGACACCTGATCCAGCTTCTTATTTATATGAAAATTCTCAAGAAGTCCAAGGGCGTTTTGATTTATGAAAATAAAAACAACCATGAGATATTAGCTATCCCTGTTGTAGTAAACGACTATTACATTAAGTGGATAGACCAGACGTTTGAATGGATGAGAGAAGTTCGTAAGGCTTGGGAGGATAAGCTCTTGCCTAAAAAGAACTACCGTTCAAATTCTAAAATCTGCAAGTCTTGCCCTTTGGCAAAGGTCTGTGCGGATGCTGGCGGGGGAGACATTACGATCAATGCTATGGAGCCCTTAGATGAAAAGCTGTCAGTGGTGCGGTGAACCCTTTGAAGCAAAGGTAAACTATCAAATTTATTGTTCTTCAGAATGCAGGCAAAAAGCAACAAAAGAAAAAATTACGCAAAGGTATGTAATTAATCGTCGTAATAAGATGTTTAATAAAAAGCGTAATTGCAAATTTTGTAGCTTGCCTCTGTCTGTTTATAATGACGAACCAATTTGTCAAACTTGTTTAATTAATCCGCCGGAAGTTAAAAAAGCCTTAAAAGAAATTAAGGGAATTGTTGATGGTAAAACTCAGCTCACTGACGAATAGGCCTAACAGAATATGCTCTATTGATGCCAGTACCAACAGCTTGGCTTTTGCAATGTTTGAAGGGGACGACCTGAAGTCTTTTGGAAAGATTACCTTTAAGGGTGCAACAACATACCAGAAAGTTTCAGACGCTTCAAAGAAAACAAAAGCATTTTTTGATTTATACGGGGCACCGGAAGCTGTGGTTATTGAGCATACTGTTTTTATCAACTCGCCAAAGACCGCCGCAGATCTTGCCTTAGTCCAAGGTGCCATGCTGGGGGCTATGTCTATGTCGGGGGTAAAGATTATTAAATCAATTAACCCAATCGCATGGCAAACCTTCATAGGAAATGGAAGACTAACCACCCCAGAAAAACAAGTCCTTAGGTCTGAAACCCCTGGCAAGAGTGACTCTTGGTACAAGACACGCGAGAGAGAGTTTAGAAAGCAAAGAACAATAAGGTTTGTAAATACCATTTATGATAAAACTATTAGCGATAATGATGTATCAGATGCTGTCGGCATTGGCCACTATGCAATAAGCAACTGGTCAAAACTAAGTTGACAAGGACACGGAATGGCTGGTAAACTGTATACTAATGAAGCTTGGCTTCGTAAAAGATTTCAGTTGGAAAGAAAGACTCCACAAGAAATCGCAAAAGAGTGCGGTGTAAGCGTAGAAACAATCTACGTATACCTATCTAAATTTAAACTAAGGAAGTCTAAACGTTGAGTAAAGAGACAGAAGAGAGCATAGAGCGGGTAATGTCTGGCATCCAAAAGATGCTAATAGAAAAGAACAGGGCGTATGGAGACTCTGCCCTAGAGCCAGTAAGAATGTTTTCAAAGAACGATAACATTGAGCAGCTCTACGTTCGTATTGACGACAAACTTTCCAGGGTACAGAGAGGTCACGAGTATCCAGGAGACGACACCATCTTTGACCTCATTGGGTATTTAGTATTACTTTTAATTGCTAAGGAGAGAAATG